GGGCCAGACAAATGGACGGTAGTTACGCTCAGCCAACTTACGATAAATAGTAAAAGTAGTCTGAGGAGTCCCGAGATACATAATACGGCTATCATCTTTCGGCGTGAGGATGGATTCAGCTTCAGTGCATAATTGAAGTAGTTTTTCACGCATCATCTCCGTCATGGAATTACCAGGAACTTCTATGTCGTCCAGAATCATTAGGTCTGCCCGACTTCCCGTGAGCTGACCAGTGATGCCCACCGACTTTACGCTTGGAGCCTGGTGAGGTGAACAGTTTACGTCGAAGCTTATACGCGACCATCTGGATTCGTCCGATTTGGGTTGCAAGTGATTCAGCCATGGTGTTTCAATGATTAGTTTCTGTAGGAAAATGGACATGTTATCCGCCCGTTCTTTAGAGGCGGATATAATCATTATTTTACGTTCTGGATCTTTGAAAAGAGTCCAGAGAACAAACGCTCCAGTAATCCAGGATTTACCGACACCGCGGAAAGCTTGGATCTGGAGCCGTTTCGGACCATGTTGTAAGTAGTCCGCAATTGCATATTGTGCTCGTGTTGGATGTGGTAAGTCAAGTTGCCTCCATAAAGCTTGTAGAAATAGTTTAAAGTCGTCCTGTAGGGCGGTTAGTACGTCTGTCATGCTTGTCTATACGGAAAGTATTTTTTATCTTTTCTATCTTCTGGTATTTTCCATGTAGTAGGTGGTCGTCCACCCGCTGGTCCTGATGGCCAATCTTTAGGTATACTAGGATCTCTAACTTGAGATTGGTTACCGAAAGTGTTACCAAGTATTTTCAACACATTACCTAAACCGAATGTATTCTTTTCAGTTGGTTTGATTTGTAGATTTTTAGCTGGTCCAGGTTTAATGTCAGGATATAACTCTGTTAATTTAGCACTAGCCTGCTGTGTAAAAGAAGAGGGCTTATGTTTATTAAAGATTGCTGCCATCGATTTAAACGACTTAACAGGCTGTCCATAGTAGCTTCTACCGTTAACCATTGGAGCCGAAGCCCATTCTGGTGCTAATTTAGCTACATTATTAGCTGTGAAGGCGTCTTTAGTTATATCTACACCACGCCTAAGTGCTAACTTGTAGAAAGCTTTCTCCTGGTTCTCCGGTGTCATCGGTACGTTCACACCACCATGAATCTCTTTCCATGTAGCAGGCATGAACTGTCCAAAACCAGCTGCTGCTGATGCATACTTGTTACCACCACCTATTACTTTTGCGGTATGTGGTTTACTGGTATCAACATCCGATTTACCACCAAACCGTTTTTTATACTGTAACCCACCTGTTTTTTGATCATAAGTGCCTTCACCATAGGCGAATGCTCTCATCCAAGCTTGAGCTGTTTCATTCATAATGGTTCAAATAGTTCATCTATTGTTAACCTTTTTATAGATATCTTCTTTTGCTTTAGTGTTTTTATTATATGCTCTTACTGCTTTTATAGCATCTTTTACGATTGGTACTTTTCCTAACGCACCTTCTTCAAAGTGGGATAGTATATCCTTACTAGGTGGCTTCGGCTTCTTCTTCTTCCCTGGTCCTACTGTATATGCCATAGTTAAATCGGGTCAAATAGTTCGTTTAAGTTCTTCTTGATTAGCGCATCTAACTGCGCTATCTCTTCATCTGTGAATGGTTCTAATTTCACCACCTTCGCAGGTCCAAAGGAACTGGGTGGTGCAGCCTTACGGGAGAAACTAAAGTTCTCCCCGGCTGCTGTCATCGCTTGGGTTGAAATGCTCATTGATAATCTTTAAGGTTGTCTAGTTCTGATTTCTTTACCTGACTTATTTCTCTTATTGCCGCCTTTACATCATCAGGTGCCTGTCTTAAATGTCCTAAAAACAGCTTCCACTTTAATGGGTCTTCAACTGAGGACATTCTACCAGTTATATCAAAATTCTCCCCAAGTATTGTCCGTATATTACTTGGTAATGATTCCATTACTCCTTCCCTAATTGAAAAGAAATCTTTAGACTGTAATGCTTGACCTGTATGGTATAGACTTGTATCATACATTTGCGATAAAGCTTCACTTACTTGCTCTACTGATGCATTCTCCGGTAAGCTGTCTATGATTCCATCTAAATACTTCGTCTTCCAATCTGGTGAAAGATCACCTATTTCTGGTGTGCCTGTATGTTTTGCTGCATGCGTACGTCGTGGCATTAAACTAAACTCTTGGTCATGCCCAAACTTCCTACCAAACTTCTCAAGTTGCAATGCTAATGCGTCTTGAAAAACTGCTGGTTTAACCTTAGAAGATAGTTTAGCAGTCGATGATATAGGTACTAAATGATCTAAATTAAAACCATAACCTCCACTAAAATATATTGGATTCCTTGTGAAGTAGCTGGTTATAGCTTTATCCATTACCACAGGATTATCTACATCTTTTAACAGTTCGATAAGACCGCTATCAGGCCCTGTCTGTAAAAGCGCCTCTGCGTTTCTCTTACTTAATCCTGGTGTATTAAGCATTTTAGCTGCTTTTCCATACAGAATTCTAAGCCCAGGATCTGATACCTCTGATATAGCTTCTGGCGTTAGATATTTGAGTAGTTTCTGCTGTCCAGTGGTGAGACCTTTCGCCTTTTTACCATGTTTTACAGCTCCAAGTATACCTAAAGGCAGCATTGGTAGTGCTGCGTCGATACCCTGCTCTATAATTGTATTTCCAATAAATGGGTGCAGACCTGCAGCTCTGGATGTAGCTGTCATGCCTTCCTGTACTTTACCTAAACCCCAAGCTAGATTCCTAGCCCCACCTTCGATCAACTCTCTTGTTGCTGATCTTTCTGGTATAAGGTTATATGCACTCTGTGCTCCTGATATAACAGGTTCTATTACTGGTGAAGCAGCCTCTAATACTTTATTTATGCCAAGATTAGCACGGTGTGATTGCCACCCTCCTGATGACATATAATCTGGGTCGCCTTTGTATCCCTCTTCCTTCAGCTTATCAAAAGTTGCTTCTGTTTGATACCCTAAATCGGGACCGGACCAGTACTTATCCACACCGTTGATCTTTTTCTTAGACCCTATAAGCATATCTTCTTTTATTCTTTCTGGATCATGTTCGCGTCTCGGATAAGCCATCTCTACCTCCTAATCTTCAGTCTACTTGCCCTATTCTTACTAGGGCTTTGTAACCTCCCCTTAGTAGTACTTCCTTTATAATGGGCAGCATCTTTACCGTCACCATTACCGTAGGTGCCTAACTTACGGTTTAACTTATTAGCGTTAACCCTCAGTGCCGTACCTTTCTTTGTCTTATTGTAGGCTTTCTGTTGAGCCTTATTATTCCCATTAGCGTACTTTGCTGCCATACAATCTCCGTTGTACTAGTTCTGGGTCTACTTTTGGCATTACTGCTGCCAGTTTGTGCAGTGGGTTTCCCTCGTAAGCGACTCCACTGATGTCATTCTTTACTAGCCAATCACAAGCGGCCTTAAGTTCGTGAGCCGTAGCTTCACCACTCTTAACCCTTTTAAGGAATTCTTCTGTGACTAGATTGTGTAATTCGTTAAATGTTTCCTCTGAAGCTTTTTTAGTCATTACGTTCCGGCTCATCGCTCGGCTTAAGTTTATTGAGTAGAGCTTGTACACTTTGGATGACGCTATTCTCCTTTAATGGAGACAAAGCAATCAGTTCTGATGCTAGGGCTACGATCACCCAAAATGCGGGCTCGGATAGAAATAATAGTTCCATTTACTTGGTTCCTTTCTTAGTGGTTTTTGTTTCTACTTTTTTAGCTGGTGCTTTTGCTGCTGCTTCTGCTGCTGCTTTACGTTGATCTGATAGTGTACTCATGGTGTTTCCGTGGTTTTGTTTACTAAGGCAATAGGTACAATGTCGCTACATAAATGCTCAACACGTGACCCTGGTCGAAAGGTAAACCCCTTCTGTTGTATCTCTGCACATTTAAGCGCCCTGACTAGCTCATAGTCGAGCCGTAGCTTCTCTTCTTGACGTTTAGCTATAGCTTTACATCTGTTAACTGTACCCCAGTCAAGTGGTACCATGAAGTTAAGCTGTGCTCCCCAGTTGTTACTTGTCACATAACTTGTATTGTCATATGGTATGGTATCATTACCCATATAGAATGGTGTTAATGTCATGGTGGGACCATTACAGGCTATCCCACCACCATAGTTCTGCCTAGACGGTGATCCACTATTCTGGAACTGTACCGCCTGGTTAGTTACGTTTCCTGTTGCAGTACTTGTTGGAGCTGCATTGTTATAAACCTCAGCCATAGCTGGGTTACCTACTGTGAGAATACCGACAAGGATGTAGTAACAGCGTTTGTAGTAATTGTTCTTGTTATATCTATCTGTTCTACTACTCCTGCAGCTCTGACCACTGTTTCTAGTTGAAACTGATCCCCAGCTGTATGTACAGTATAAGTCGTGTTTGCTGCGTTGATTGCTGCACTTGGTACTACGTTGGTACCTGACCAACTGTTGTAAGCGCCTCCAAACACTTCTTGATCTATTACTTCGTTTATAACTTGTGTCGTGGTAGTGGTAGCCTGCATCGATCCTTGGGTGAACTGTGGTGTTATTTGATTTGCCCTCGCTATTGAGGGAATGAGTAGAAGTGGAAGTATCCATAGCTTAATCATCTTTTTTTCCTTTTCTATCGTTAGCGGGTTGAATTCCGAATGTAGCAAGTGTACCCGTGAAGATACTAGCTATAAAAGTTATATCCTTTGGCACTTGCTCGCCTAATCCAGGTATCTCTACATAGTTAAGACTAATAATGAATCCTGCCCAAATAACCACTCCTAACCGAACAAAGGTAGATAGAATCGCTAATTGTTCTTCTTTATCATCCATCCCGTCCTTTAGTTTAGACAGGACGTTCTTCTTCTGTGGTTGTTCCGTCTTTTCCAAGTTTCTTCTGAATACGTTTTACTACCTGCATAAATACAGGTTTTAAGATCTTAACTAAATAATTAAATAGAGAAGTAGCAGTCAAGGTAGAAACTACAGCAACTGCAGCA